ATCGACGTTGGCGAAGGAAGGATCCGTGATGTAGGTGAGTTGGGTCGTGTTACCGACCATCTTGTAGTAACCACGCTCCTGCTCCTTGGAAAGGGTGAGCTGGTTCCACAAGTGCATCCAGTCGCCATACTGGCGGTCGATGCGCTGGCCTCCAATCTCGACCTCAACCTGGGAGATCATCTGCTCTCCTGGGAAATCAAGCCACCGGGCGTATACGCCGTTGTTGGCAACAGATGCGACTCCAGAGTTTCCCATAGACTGGTTGATCTCGGGAAGAGTGACCTGAAGGTAAGTGCGGTAGGCAAGATCGCCGTTGCGGCTGATCGTGCATGTTACACGGCGACCGAAATCGGCCTGGCCGTTGAAAGTCTGTTCGATAGACTCCATGGCAAAGTTGGTGTGGCGACGGTATGTGACCTTCCAGAAGGTAATCTGAGGATTACCAGTAAGATACACATCCTGTGCGCCGTAAGCTACGAGTTGCATTAATCCTCCTCCCATTGTTATACTATTGCTAAAGAAAAAAAATTTACGAGAAAACAATTAATTCATTCAATTAATTCATTCAATTAATGTATTAATATCCATATTTTTTTCAATAAAATTCCTTACATACGTTTCAAGATATACTTCTTTCTTACCTTCATGTTTCTTTGAAAAAATATACTTGTCATCTTTTTTTTCCACTCTCCACCCCGATTGTACGGCGTTGTAGATAAACGCCATTTTTTGAAGTTTGACACAATCCATTTGCATATTGGGCTGTGTATCGATCATAATGGTATCCATTAAAATTAACCAAGAAAACAATTACTAATTCTAAACCCGCATGTATCCTATTCGATAATGTTATTGACTTATTATTAATTAAATAAGAGCATCTTTAATATTATAGGAAATGCCTTCTTTCAAGCCCAAAAATGCAAAAAAAATTATTGTCTGTAAAAAGACAAATACAACTCTTGATGGGAAACATAAGGAGTTACTAGAAGAATTCAACAAAAAATACACAGAAGTACTGCCCGAATTGCGTCGTCAAAGAAAAACGATAAGACAGAAACTATCAAGTAAATGTATTTCTGTAGAAGAAAAACTCGAATTTGAAGATAAATTAAAGGAAATAAAAGAAGAAATGAATGTAATAAAACGTAGCGAAAAAGAATATCTTTTAAACAACTCGAAGTATGTATTTGAATACTTTGAAAATAAAAAGAAAATTGCTGAAGGAACCAGTAAAACAACGATGCTTGACGATTTCTTCAAGATAAATAAAGATGTTGTTGACATGGGTTTAAAAGACAGAACAAATTTACAAAAGTACCTAACCAACGTTGATGAATCATTTTTAGATATAGGAAATTTTGTAGTACAGACAGACATATGTAGTTTTTGTGAAAAGGGGGAAATGATTCCTATAGATCATGAAGGATTGCTCGTCTGTAATGGATGCTCGCATAGCATTAAATACTTAGTAGAAAATGAAAAACCTTCATACAAAGAACCACCAAAAGAAGTGTGCTTCTATGCTTACAAACGAATCAATCACTTTCGTGAAATATTAGCACAGTTTCAAGCAAAGGAAACGACACAGATTCCTGATGAAGTTCTCGAAAATATCAAACTTCAAATCAAGAAAGAGCGAATCCAGTTGATACAAATCACAAACAAAAAGGCAAAAGAAATCCTCAAAAAACTTGGATACAACAAATATTATGAACATATACCATTTATTAAAGACAAACTCGGAATAAAACCCCCGATAATGAGTCAGGACCTGGAAGAAACCCTTTGTAACTTATTTATGGATATACAAGGACCATATGCTAAGTATTGTCCAGAAGATCGTGTTAATTTTCTTAATTACTATTATACTGTCTACAAACTCTGTGAATTATTGGATCAGCGTCAGTTTCTTCCCTACTTCCCAATGCTAAAAGATAGAGAGAAACGTATAGAACAAGATGAAATATGGAAGAAAATTTGCGAGGAACTCGATTGGGAATTTATTCCAACAATATAATTGAGAAATATGGTATTCTTATAAGAAATCAGAATATCATATATACATTTAACGGGGGAATCCAACAAGGTTGGCGCCCATGCCGAAGCCAGCACCCGACCGAGCGCTTACTCCCATGCTGGGCACGTAAGTGTCGAGGATGCTGAAAGTGGCAGCAGCTGTGAGGGCAATAAGTGCTACCTCATCTAAATTGAGTGATCGCTTTGGGATTGCGAAAGCGGCGATTGCGACCATAAGTCCCTCAACGAGGTATTTGATTGCGCGCTTCATGAGCTCTCCAAGATTAAGTCCGTCAACAAGGTTCATATTATATTAAATACCGAGAAAAAAATATATCTCCATTAAAAATACTTAAAATAAAACATACTTATTGTTTCATAGATGGCTAACTTCTCTAAAGATATGTCTCTGAGACCTCCTCCTGGAACAGAATGTCAGCTTGACCTAGATGGATCAAAAAATCCTAAATATGTTGACCTCTTAGATGAGGATAAACCAGTAGCAGGACAGAAATTCGCATGCGTATCATTTTTATCACCTGAAGCAATTATTCGCAGTAAAGAGCTTTTTTGTTTCGACGAATTCCTAAATCAATGGGAACTGAGCAAGTCTTTGGAAAAATATACCCAGTTTATGAGTTTTCTTTCATTCAAGTATAATTTGAATTTTGACGACTTAACGAAGGATCTACAGGAGTTCTGTACCGAAGAGAAGGGTAACCTCTTTAATACCGGACTCTCTGATGAATATAAAACATTCATAGACAATAATGAAGAACGTCTCACTGATTCTTTTAATGACGCACATAATTTCCAAACGAGTGTGCGTGGTCTTAAAATTCGCGGAAGCTATCCCAGTCAACAAGAGGCGGAGTTGCGATGCAAAATGCTCCGCGAGGTTGACCCCAACCACGACGTCTTTGTTGGACCTGTCGGAATGTGGATGCCATATCATCCCGAAGCATACAAAACTGGACGTGTTGAGTATCTCGAAGACGAGCTTAATCAGTTGATGCATGAGAAAAATAAGAACGAAACTTTGGCGAAGGTAGAATTCGACAAACGCATCAAAGAGACAAAGGTGAAGGCCATGGAAGAGAACAAGAAAAAAGCTATGGAAAGTGGAAATCTTCTTACACAAACTCTTGACAAGGACGGTAATCTTGTAAGCGTTAACAACGTCAATACGATGGAAAGCACTATGCCTGAAGATGTTTCCGTGGCTGATATTCGTAAAGAGCTTTTCGAAGACGATAATGTTGTAATTGACTATAAGGATTCAGACCATGGACGCAGCGAACTTACAGAGAATAAAGATACTGCCGATGAGCCTGTTGAAATTAATTTATCTGAGGACAATCCCACTACAAAAGTTCAAAACGATGAAAACATTTCAGACGAATAAACATCAAAATTGATGCAACTTAGATATTATATTTATAAATATATAAGTTGAATGATGAAAGAAAAAAAACCTAGATGCTGTGTTGAAGGATGCAATAAAAAAATACCAGTTGTCGACAGATTAATGTGTATGTGTCACTGCGGAAAGCATCACTGTATAACTCATCGTTTTCCAGAAAACCATAATTGCACTTACGATTTTAGAAATATAGTAGACAAGGACGCTGCGATTGAAAAAATAAAATGCGTTGCGCCTAAGCTTACCAGCGTGATTTCTTAACGCTTATCTTTGGGCCAGCACCACGCTTCTTAGAACTGTTTGGGTCGTATGAATCATCCTCGTCATCGGAGTTAAGATCTTTCGAGATATCCCAAAACTCCTTAGAACCCAATTTGAAGTCTCCGTGAGGCTCAGCCTTATACCAAAATATCTGATCTTGAAGTTTATTTGATTTCGCGTTGTTATTCACTACTAAACACTCATAGTTTTCAGTACATTGATCCATAACTTGGCAAAATGACTCAAAAGTGGGAAACATTCCTGCGTAATTCTCCCAAATGCGTTTTCTATTTGACAAATAGGGTTCGCGGAGAATGAAAACATAATCTATATTCGTTCTTAAATTTGGCGGGATACCAAGAGGGTATTGCATTGTGATTATAAGCATAATCTTCCAATGACGTCCATTCATAAATAGCAAACGCATCATTTTATCTTTGGTCCAAGTTGCATCATAAAGACAATCATCAAGAATGACGAAAGCGCGTGGATCTATATTTGTCTTTTTGTAAGAAGCCAATTCCTTTTTTACTTGCTTTAATACTTGCTTTTGTCTTTTAAGAACATTCTCAATGATCGCAGTATTGTATTCGTCATGAATAAATAATTTTGGCACATGACTACCATAAAATCCGTTACCCGCCTCTGTGCCTGATATAACAGTTCCAATCGGAATATCTTGATGATAGAAAATCAAGTCTCTTACAAGATAAGACTTACCTGTGTCACGTCTTCCTATTAAGACAACAACAGGTCCGTTATTCTCATCAGGGTTGAACTTAATGTTTCTCATATCAAATTTCTTAAGTTCTAATGTCATCTATAACGCTTTCAGAAAAAAAATAAAAGTAAAAAACGCATTTAATTAGTTTAAATATTACATAATTTATGTGTAAAAGAACTAATGGACCTGTCCTATAAAAAAAACGATAATGCTGATCTTTTTTCTACTTTAGTAAAAAAGGAGCTATTAAATGTCTCGGGACCCCAAAATTATGTGCCTCTTTATTCGAAATTTTTTACCCTAAGCGATAATAATTTTAATAACATAAATTTGAACAATTCTCTTTCACTTGTAAGTATAGAAAATCGTGAGAGTGAAAATAAATACTCTGGAACGGTCATCGATGAAAAGGGTGAAACTAAAGAGCGCAAAATATTTTTTAAATTGAGCCCACTACTCGACCCGACCAAG